TATGGTATGGCCATAGATTTTGTGGTTAATGATATGAAAGCAGAAGAAGTAAGGCAATTATTAATAAATACTTATGCTGATTATTTTTTAAATTTGGGTGCAACAACATTAGAAAAAAATGTCGAATGGGTTCATGTAGGCTTTGCAAATTTATCATCAACATATGGTTGGTATCCCGAAAATAAAAATGGTATTTATTTAGTAAATCCTTAAATATAAAATAATATTTTAAAAATATAAAATAAAGGAGATTTAATTATGACTCCGACAGCAAGTATTGATATATTGTCATCTGTAAAAATAAGTAAAGTAGAATTAAAAGAAATAGAAAATAAAAAAATAATAGATGAAATTAAAAGGTTGGAAGAAGAATTAAAAAATATAAAAGGAACAAAATGTGAAGTTTGGTCAAGATGTGTGGGATATTTTAGACCAGTAAAAGACTGGAATCCTGGAAAACAAGAAGAATTTAAAGAAAGAGAAAGTTTTAAAATATAAAACAATTATAAATTGAAAGGAGATAGAATGACATGAATGATAATAATAACAATGATTTAAATTTAGAAAAAAAGAAAATAGAATTACAAAAATTAAGAATAGAGAACATGTCTCTTTTGGGTGATGTAATAAAAAAATTTATAGAAGATTTTGGTAAATTAATAGCAATAATAGGTATAATTTTAACAATGTTAGGAAATGCAGGTCTTATAACCTATAATGCAATGGCATCCAATAACAAAGAAAAAATATTAGATGTTCCAGAATTAAGTATGTCTATGTTATCTCCTTCTGTTGAAAAAATATTGCCTATAGCAACTATATCACACCCTAATATAAATAATGATGGTAATAACAATAGATTTAATAGAAGTGGTCCTAGTTATTTAATGCGTAAAATTAAACATGAAATATTTAATATAAATAATATAATATTATTGATATTTACTATAATGTTTGTAATACCTTTATTAAAAAAGAAAATAAATAAGAAGGAGAGTGGAACTGATGCCAGCACCAACATCAATACAAATAAAAAATAATTTAAAAATATCATTATTATTAAATGGATATTATTATAAATCATATGATGATGAAGGTAATTTAATAGAAGATAGAACAAGATTGATGCCAGAAATGGAAAAAATTATATCATCTTTATCTGATGGGATAGCATTAACATGGGCACAGTGGATCCCTACTGTTGTTGTTACTGGTCAAGCAACGGTTACAACTGCTCCAGGTGTTGCACCAGTTACAGGAATTATTATATAAAAATATTATTTAATATATAAAAGTTAGTTATATTTTTGTATTTTAATAGAAGTTAATATGTTTATATTTGAAAGGCGAAATATATATAAAAATATGACAACAACGATTGTTATGAATGCAAGTAGCACTAATGAACCACGTTTTGTATATCTTTATATTAATGGTATAAAAAACGCATTTGTTAAAGCATTAAGAACAGCATTTTTAAATGAAGCAACACCTTCAAAATTTAGATATAATGAGGATATAACTAAAAGTCAAGTAGATATACGAAGCGATTTTCCTCAAAGAATAATAAAGGTTCCAATAATTAATGTTGAAATAGATGCAGGTAATGCAGATGTAACTTATGTAGGAGATGAATTTTTAGGAGAAGCAACATTAGCAAATGATGGTGTAGATGGGTATAGATTTGGAGGAAAATTAACATTAAATGTTAATATAAATATTCTTGGTGGAACAATGAGGGATACTGAACACTTATCAGATTTAGTGGCATTGTATGTAAGATATTTGTTTAGAAATAAATTTGCAGAAAGTAATATGGCATATACAAAATGTTCAGTAGGTAAAATAATGGAAGAAGGTCAATATTTTAAAGGATCTGTATCAACAGAAACAACAACGGAATTTGATCATATACTTGCTAAAAATTTATATGAAACTATAAATGATATTAATTTTGAAATTGGAACTTATTTTTAAATTAGGAGATATAAGTGTATAAAATTACATCAAAGATAATGGGTTCAATAAAAGTAGATAATAAAGATATATCTTATGGTGGTTTTATATTTGTAGAAAAATTAACACAAGAAATTATAGATAAACAACAAAATAAGGTTATAAAAGTTCAAAAAATAAATGAAAAAAAAGAAGAAACAACAATATCATCTATAAATAAAACAGAGAGAAAAAACAAAAAACAAGATAAAAATATTAATGGAGGTAATTAATTATGGTAATGTCATTATCAAGTTCATATGTTGAACCAGGGATTTTTATAAAAGTAGAAAACGTGCCAGCTCCCAATGTAGTAGGTGGCCAATTTATACCAATGTTTGTTGGTATTGGACGTAAAGAATATGATATAACAGCCAATATTGTGCGTAGTGCATTAGACACTAAAGATTTAATAACAGAAGATTATACTGTTATAGATATACTTAATGTTACAGATTCATTTGGCAATGTATATACAAAAGATACAGATTATAAATTAACAGCAGTATCAACATCATATTATGTAGATTGGAACAATCCTGTATCTTTAACTGGATCAGTAGATGGTCCATTTAATGTTAATTCAAAAACATTGCAAATTAATATAGACGGAACAACTCAAACAGTTACATTTACAGATGTGGATCCTATTGCAATTGCAGATATAGTAACTGCAATAAATACTGCTTTTGCACCGGCAACACCTGCATCCGCAGTTGTAAATAAATTAAAATTGACAGGTAGCACTTTAGTAATAATAGTTAATGGAACAGCAATGGATGATTTAGGTTTTGTAAAAGGCGTTAATGATAAAGCAGAAAGTAAACGTCCTGATGATGGAGTAACATATTCTACTACATATAAAAGACTAAAATTATCAACTGAATATGAAACACATTTGTTTTCAAGATTAGAAGATTTATATGCAGAACATGGACCATATGCAACTCCAAATGTTATAGACATAGGTGCTACAGCAGGAACAGTAACTAGTTCGACAACAAATACTTTGGTTGATACAAATGCAGATTATACAAATGTAGAAATTGGATATTATGTTAAAATTACAGGTGGAACTGGCAGAGGTCAAATAAGGGTTATAACTGCTATAAATTCAGGAACATTTACGTTGTCTATTGGAGATACATGGACAGACACTTTGGATGGTACATCAACATATACAATATATGACGGACCTATATCCGAAATATCAATAGCGGCTACTATTGCACAATCAATGGGCGCAATTAATTTTATTACATCTCAAAGTTATGATGATATCGTTGATGATAATAATTTAAGATTGGCAATAAACAATACAAAAGAATTAGTTAATGGATCACAGGGATGGTGTTTAGTATATCTTAAAGGTGTTGATGAAAATGATTCAATAGTTTCATTTATAAAACAATATCTTGCCGATATGAACAATCCTTTAACTAAGCAAGAACGTATGGCATTATTAGGAGTAAAAGCAACTACTACAGATTATACAAAAGTAATAACATTGACATCAGGTATATTGGATAGAAGAATAGGTGTTGTCGCAAATCCTTTTGCAACAATAACTGGTATTGGGCAATTAGATGGTAGTTATATAGCGGCGGCAATTTCAGGTATAATTACTAATCCTAATTATGACCCAGGAGAACCTATATCTGGTAAGGCATTGCCTGTTTTTGATACAATTGAGGATCCTTATCTTCGTCATGAAAAAAGACAAATGGGTGGAGCAGGAGCAATCATTGTTGAAAAACAAGGAGTTGATAATAAAATAATACATTATTTATCAACTAAAACAAATGATACTATTGACTCTGAATTAAAAGTTATTAAACAAGAAGACGATTTGAAAAAAACATTAAGGTCAACATTGCAATCTGCTTTGGTTAATATAAGAAAAGTAGGAACAGGTAAAAATATAATTTCTATTGCAGATAGTTTAATGAATTTAATATTATCTGCGAAAGTAGATTTAACATCTATTGGTGGATATAAAAATTTAGAAATAAAATTTAATGATAATGAAACAAGGCAATTAGATATTAAATTTTTGTACAGTCCAACTTTAGATCTTAACTGGACGGTTTGTACTTTTGGTGCTACTATATTTTAATTTTATTTAAAGGAACAATATGACAACAAATTTTGATAATTCAAGAAGCAAAATTATAAGCAATCAGATTGATTATATGAAAATTACGGAACAATTTATTGCTAATGGAATTGCAACACAATTTACATTATCTTCTGAGTGTTTTTATTCATCGGGATTTGATCCAAACGGCGGTGCGGATATTGAGGTATTTGAAAATGGATTAAAATTAGAACGATATGGTGGTAGTGCCGATTATATTATGCAATATGATATTAATACGCAATTAAAAATAATTAATTTTTTAATAGCTCCTTTATCAAATCATATAATAACAGCAGAATATAGACCTTTAATAAATAAATAATAAATTTAAAAATAAAAAATAATTAGGAGGAGAAATAAAAATGGCAGTTAAAAAAGATTTTACAGTACCATATACAGGTGCAAGATTAAAACCATTTATAACAGTAAAGATGGCAACTTATGATGGTACAAAAGATTTTACAGATGTAGATATATTGACAATACCTTTAATTGAAATGGGTAGAATTACTAAATTTGCATATAAAAATGATAGAAAAGGTGGAGGATATTATAGAACATTTAAAAGAAATTCTCCAGGAACTATTGATGAAACATACCCAGGGTTGCCTGAATATAATTTAAATTTAGAAACAGTAGTATTTTATAAAGATACATTTTTTGAATTATTAGGATGGGGAGCAGGAGATTTAGGATATCAAGATAAACCTTGTATAATACAATTGGGATTATCTGCACCTGGAAATCTTCCTGAACGTACATGGACATTTAAAAGTTGTTGGGCAGAAAATAACCCATTAGATTTTGAAGCAAATCCAGGCAATATGCTTATAACACAAGCTATAACATTTAGCACATCAGGATTAATTGAGGGCCAATCTGCTTAATTAATTAATATATTTTATAACATAGATATGAAAAAGAATATATTATTGTTAATTTAACAATAATATTGAAATGAAACCTATCATAAAAAGGAAAATAAATTTAAAATGCCTTCCAAAAAAACATTTACAATTCCTTCTACAAAAGTAAGATTATCACAATCTGTAGATTTTTCAGGATATATATATCCACAATTTATATTTATTCCTAAAAAAAATGATAATACAGCAATACAACAATTGAGTCAATCATTATTAAGTAATTTGTTAGCAGAACAAAACATTAATATATTTGCAGGTATAACAAGATTTGATAAAAATTATAGCAAAGATATATTTCAAAGGAAACAATTAGGTAATTATGAATATTGGCAGAGTGTACCAGGAACTATAGGTATTACATTAAATTTAGATAAAGTAGTTTTTTATAAAAATGAAAAGAATATATTGGATGAAATATTACAAATTAATTATGACGGATCTATAAAACAAACTGCTCCATTAATGATAATGGAAAATTTAGAATCTCCAAACGGAGATATAAAAACTATAATATATTTAGATTGTTGGGTAAAAAGTAGCAAGATAGGATATTCTTTAAGTGGAGAAAATACATTAACAATTAATGGTATGTCAATATCTGTAACCAAAGTATTTTTACCTATTGATGTTGCCACTCAATTAACAGATACAATATTAAATAAATTAGGATTAGGAAATAATGCATTAAATTTTTCGTTTAATCAACCAAATTCATTATAAAATTTAAATAAAAAGGATAAACAAGATGAGAAATGAAAAAGAAAATATTGAAAAAATAATAAAAACATCAGGATTTAAAGTTTATTTAGGAAAATCTCCATTGGATTGTATTATATTTTCACCTAAAGGTGAAAAATTAGGTGGAATATTGGATATTAATATAGTATATAATGTTAATAATAAAAATGATATATTACCAAAAATAAACTTAACATCAATAGTAAATATTATTACTGAAGAAGAAAAAAATGAATTATTAAAAATAAATAAAAAGGAGAAATAAGATGGAAAATGAAAAAGAAAAATTAGAGGTAAAAACAGAAGAACAGCAAAGTATGAGTTTGGCAGAAATTAGAAGATTGATTTGTGGAGAAATGGAATATACTGTAAATGTAAAAGAAGATGTAAATATTATTATGAAAGAATTAACACAACAAAAATTAAATGAAATTGATAAAGAAATACAAAAGAGAGGTATAATTCAATATAGGCAATATTCTGATGAAGAAATAGAAAAAATAAAAAAGGGAGAAATGGTTCCAGAATTTGAAAACAAAGAATATAAAAATATATATAATGTGTTAAAAATAACATGGGCTTTTCAATATATGACTTTTAAAGGTAATAAAATTGCTATCAAAGACAACAATAATATTGTTGTAGAAGATGAAATTAAAAAAAGAGAATATATAGAAAAGTTATTATGGGGTATGGGAGAGGGTGTTTATAAAGCATTATCTTTACAATATGATGCGTTAATATCCCAAAAATTTATTGATGTAAAAAAAAATTAATAGAAAATGATTTAAGTAGGGGATTATGGCAAATATGTAAAAAATTTAAAACTCTTCCATCTAATAATGATTTTAAAAATTTAACATTATTTCAAAGAGATTGGATAATAGAAAATATGATATTGGATAACAAATTAGAAAGCAAAGCAATGAAAAAGGCGATGGGAGATGAAAATTCAATAGACATAGATGTATCAGATGAAACAACTATGGAAGATTTAATAGAAATGGCAAAATTTGCAAAAGAATATGAAGAAAAAAATAAAAAAGAAAATAAGGATATAATTTAATGGCAGATTTAACTCCCGAAGAAAAAAAAGCACAAGATGATGCAGCGCGTGTAAGAGCATTAATGGCAGGTATATTTAGAGATCTTAAAGTAGAAGATCTCATGAAAATTGCCGCTGGATTTAAAGAAATGGGAGAAAAAGCAGTTAAAAGTTCTGAAGAAATGTCAAAAATATCTGATGAATTAGAAAATATATCTAAAAAATCATTGGGAATAAAAAGTAGAGAAGAAATAAAATCAGCTATGTCTTCCATAGAAGCATTAGAAATTGCTATGGGTAAAAATATATCTGCTATTACAAAGGCAAATATAAACAAAATGAAATTTGAATTAGAAATTGATGCCGCCAAAAATTTGCAATTAGAAATGCAACAAAAGAATTTTTTAGGTTCTATTGGTGGTGCGATGAAAGCACAACAAGTTAAGGTATTACAGGGTATGGAAGCAGTATTTGGAACCCAAGTAGCAAGTATGTTTATGAAGGTTGCAGGACCGATAGGTATAGGCATAGCTGTATTTACAGGAATAACAATGGCTTTACAAGCGTTATTTAATACTGCTCAAACAGGATTTAAATCATTTGGAACGTCATGGGCATCTGCAGGAGGAATGATAGGAAATTCTGTTAAAGATTATATACATATGACAGCAGAAGTTTCTAAAGGATTTAATGATATAACACAAGTTGGGTATACTACAAGGCAAGCATCTGATTTAGTAAAAAAATCTATGACAGAAATGTCATGGGCGTTAGGTGTTACAGCAATAAGAACAGAAGGATTTATGGGTTCTTTATCAGAAAGTTCAATAAAAGCAATGAATAGAACAACCGAATTAGTATTAGAAATGGGCAGAATGTCCACTGCTATATTTGGAAGTACAGAACAAACTAGTAAATTTGTAACAGTTGCTAATTTATTTAATTTACAAACAACAGAATCAATAAAAATATTTGGAACAGGAATTGGTAAAATGGCAGGTAAATTACATTTAGATATCAATATAATGTTAGATAGTATAAACAATATGGGAAAAACTATGATGGGAACCGGAGTTAATGGAATAGATAGATTGACTTCATCTTTCATACCTTTAATTAAACAAATATCTAATTTTGGAAAAGCTGGTGAATTAAGCGTTTATGAAACACAAGAATTATTAAAGGGTGTAGAAACATTATCAAAAGGTGTAGATACTTTTACATATATGGCAGCGGCAGGTATGGGCAATTTAGAATCTGCTTATGAAGGAGCTTTAGGAGTAGATCCTGCTTCAAGAGCAAAAACTATAATAGATAGGTTTTCTAATTTAACACCTGCAATGGCATCAATAGCAGTAAAACAAATGGGTTTATTTGGAGAAATGCCAGAAGCAATGAGAATAAAAATGGTGGAAGCATTTAGAAAAATGACACCAGAACAAATAAAGGGGAAAACTCCCACAGATATAGCAAGGGAAGTATTGGGTGTAAAACCAGGAGAAGAAGATGTTCAATCACAAATAGCCGCAGGTATATTGGCAGGTCAAGACATACAAGGACAAATGTTAGATGCTCTTATAAAAATTTTAAGAGTTGTAACTAATGGAGTATTAGGTTTTTTAACAGGTAATAAAAATAGAGAAGCAAGAGAAGAAATAATGAGATTAACAGAAACAAAACAATCTGCTACAATAACAGGAACATCTCAATATAGTCAAACATCAATATCAAATGCTATGGGTAGGTAAATAAAATATGATACAAAAAAATAAATTTATATATTTAAGATATGTAACCAAACAAACTAATAAAGAATATAGTTCTCCAATATTACCTAAACAACCTGTTGCTCCAACTTTGCTTCCTACAGATCCATTTTTTCAACAAGCATGGTCAGAATATGGACAAGCAAATAATCAATATCAAGCAGATTTAATAAAATATAAAGAAAATAAAAAAAATCAAAATAAAATAGTTAATAATGATAAAATTAATGAAACAGAAGAAAATGAAGAAGAAGCGGTTAAATTATTTGCTAATAATATTAAATTTGGCATAACACTAGGTATAGGAAGTGTAAGTGGTTTATCTCAGGCAGATTATGCAAATTGGTATATGAAACCCATAACTATATCTATAAGTGGGGTGTCTATAGTGTCCTCTAATCCCATGTTAGATTCAGATAATATAATAATAAATATATATAATAAATTTAAAAAATATTTATCCGAATCAACATTTAATTATTATCAAAAACCTCAATTTTTATTACATATAGACAATGGTGTTCCTGGATTAGATAATTTTACAGGTATTATAAAAGATTTTAATTTTGATGAATCCGCAGATTTTCCTGACAAATTTAATTATTCTTTATCTTTTGAAGGAAAACCTAATGATCAAAATATAATACAAAAAGCATCAGATGCTGTTCAAAGTGATATAAATTCAACCAATACTTCTTCTGTAAACGTTTCAAAACAAACTGCTATATCAACATTGGGCCAAATAAAAGTTTAAAGGATGTTTTAAAAAATCATGTCTTCATCATTTCAAGTAAGATTATTTAAATTACAAGCAATTACAGGTGCAGTAGATGAAATTAATAGATTATTAAATTATGATTTTAAAGACGCTGTTGATTATAAGGGAAGTCCTATATCAACATCAAATGAATATTGGAGAAGTTTATTATATAATGCTAAAGAAAAAAAATATATAAGTAACGATAATTATATAAAATTTTTTGGAGATACTATAGAAAATTTATTAAAAAAATTTAATGAAGCAGAATATTCTTTTGAAGGTGGAGATCAAGGTATAGATTTAACAAAATATTTTTTAGGATTTACTTTGGTGCTAAGGTTAAATAATCTTACTGATGTAGTCTCTGTTGATTTTAAAGAAAATAATATAAATATAGAAGATAATAACTTAATTGAAATAAGAGAAAATAATGAAGTTATATTTTTGGGTTTTGTTACCAAAAAACAAACCACATTAGAATATGAAGGATTTTATACACAAAAAGTAACATTATTAAATATAGGCAAAATGTATTCAATATCCAAAATAACATATAATCCTTCCTTAGCACAATATGCTATCAAGGGAATAGATTTAAAATCTCCCGATATTAATGTATATACGGATATATGGAATAATAAAAATGTATTTGATATAATAAAATTTTTAATGGAATTTTTCTTTTTATGCAAAGTAAGAGATGGTAAATTAAGTAATAATAATACTACTCAAATGGATATAGAATATATATTAGATAGTAATAAAATAAATAATATGACAGATTTTAATATAATATTTTCTTTATTGAAATGTTTACAATTATATTCATTAAATATATTGGGTGAAGATTTTGTAATGTGTTCAATAAAAAATGGGAAACACAAAACATATAATGAGGGCGTTCAAAAACAATTTCAAGTATATAAACCTCAAATAAAATCTGCAAATCAAGTATTAACAGATATTATTAATAATGCTTTATATGATATGTATATAGATTATAATGGTACATTAAAAGTAAGACCTCCTTTATATAATTATTTTCCTATGGGATTAGATCAAGATTTTGATAGTTTAGATAATGCTTTTTTACCAAATAAAGAAAATAAAGATAAATCATATTTTTTAAAAGGAAATGATTTTGTTATTTCAAGGGATAAAATATTAAGTTATGGATATAATGAAGATAACACCAAATTAGAAGTAAGAACTGATGCACTATATACATGGTCTTTTTATGGGGCAATAAGTGAACAAACCGATAAACCTCAATTTTTTATTGATATGCCAGCTCTTATAAAATATGGTTTTAGTAACGAAGAAACAAGAAATAACCATAATAGTATGAGCAATAAAATGGCAAGAACATTGGCGATGTATTATAATCATCAGGTTAATAATAGTTCTAGAACATTAACAATATCTTTAAAAACAGATTTAGATTTATCCCGTTTAAAATTTTATATAGGAAGATTATATTATATAGATATTCCTGATGTCAATAGTGATGAAACAGTTATGGAAAATACTATAAATATTTCTAAAATTACAACAAGTAATAAAGGTGTTATGGGATATTTAATGAATATTTCTAAATCATATAAATATGGAGAATATATAACTTATAATCTTGATTTTAATTATATAAGAAATGTCGAAATAATAGATTTGAGTAAATATGGTGGACAAGATTTAGATAGATTATTATTGGATGTATATAATATTGTACATCCTTATGGCATAATAGAACAAATGCAATTAGAAAATAATAAAAAAATATCTATTCAATCTTATGATAATTTAAAGAAAAATGCTATAAATGATTTAACTCAAAAATTAAAAGATTCGGGATTATATAATGCATTTCCAGTTTTTAAAACATTACCAACTATTATGGATATAATAGAATTAACTTATCAAGATCAAGATACTAAAAATAGTATAAATATTTCAAGTATAACCAAATCCGAAGCACCAAGTAATTTAAATGATGATGTTCAAATAATAAATGGATTATTACAATATCGTAGTTTTAAGGTAAAAATGCAAAGATTTTTTAATTTAAATTCATTTTCAGGAGATCAAATAAATTATGGCAATACATTATATAGAACGTCTATGTTTACTTCGGCAGGAGTAATAGATGCCTTAAATAAAATAACAGATATAAATGTATTGGAAAATATATTTAATAAATTTTATGATGTAGTATCATCTGGTTCAAATGTTTTTGGACAAAATATATTGCCTTCGGAAATAATTAATTATCAAAATAAAACATTTAAATTATTAAATTCTGGAAAAGGTAAAGAATATAATAAACAAAGTGATAATGCTATGATATCTTATTTTGGAACACAATTTACACAAGCATTACCTAATTGTGGTATATCTTTACAAGGAATAAGTCAAAAATTATTTAATAGAATTATGGAAGCAGAAGCAGATATATGGGATAAATGGGGTCAGGATATGTGTAGTAATTTGTTTTATTCTGATGTTAATTGGAGAAATTCTTTAATAGGTTTTAATAATTTATCAGAAGATTTATTACAAGAAATAAAAAGAGAAAAAACAAGCATAAGAAGTGATAGTATAGGAGCAATTATAACAGGAAGTGTTAGAGACATATTATTTGATAATTTAAATAATGTAATATCTAATAATATACCCATAAGCAATGTATTAAATTACGATACCACAAATGGAGCACAAGTAGATGTAAGATTAAAATTAAATGGCGATCATTATGGTAGTGATGCAAATGAGTTAGATTTAATTTCCAATAATAATTTAATATTTAGTCCTGCATTTTTATTTAACTTTGTTACTATATTAGAAAATAATACACTATTGGCAAAACCTGATGAAGATGATATTGCTTCATTAAATAAAATAGGTATTACTGAAATATCAGATGAAGAAAATGCACATAAAGATGGCAGAGCAATAGATTTTTTCTTACCTGCTTTAAGTGAAGATAGTAATGGTTTAACTATATTAAATTCAGGAGAAGTTATAGAGGTTATGCCATTTATATATCCTGGATTATTAGGAAATTATTATCTTAAAAAACAAGTATATGAAGATTTTGAAGATATATTAAAAATATATTTTGATAAAATAGTTAGATCCAAACAAAAAATTTCTCTTGATATAAATAAATTAAAGGGCATAAAATCAACAGGGGAAAAGAAATCATATGCAATATATATTTATCATATTGAAGTTGACGATAAATTTTGGTTAAATCCTACATCTGAATTTATTAAAGAAGGAAATCAAAATAGTAAGTTTTTTACAAAATAATAGGAGAATAAAATAAATGTTTCAAATGGGACAAGTTATAGGATTAATAGAAAGTACTAATGAAGTTCAAATCAAAGATATATATAATAAAGTTGTTATTACTATACCTTTAAATAATATACCTCAATTACAATATATGCCAGTTATCGGCGATATTATATTATATTTAAATTATAATGATAAAGAATATCAAATTGTTAAAATATGGAACATAGCAGTTAATAATTTTATTAGACAAGGGGATTTTCCATTACAATCAGGAGAATTACAATTGATGGGAATATTAGGCCAATATATATATTTGAACAAAAAAGGAACAATAAAATTTGTTGAATCCACTATGCTTAATCAATTTGAATTATCAGTAAATGGGCTTGTTGCAAAATTAAAAGAATTTAATCTTACTACATATGATGGTATAAATATTTTAATAAATAAAGATATTGTTATTACTCGTGGTGATCCTGATAAAGAAGAAAAAACTTTTACATTAACTTTAAATGATGACGGAGTAAACATAAAAAATAAAAATGCTGAAATTAACATTGATAATAATAATGTAATAACAATTGATGGAGATAAGATTCAGTTAGGTTCAAAATTACTAGGCGATATTATTACGGCAGGGCCTTTGGGTACATGGCCAATTTGTCCAGTAACAGGTGCAACTATAATTGGTTCATCAAAATGTAAGGCAGAAAAATAATATTGACACTAAAATTAATACTGTTATAATATAATGAGAGGAATTAAATAAAATGGCTTCTAAATATTTACAAAATTTAGATTTAACAGGTGATTATGCAGAATTAGAAGGTCAACCTAATAGTTCTAATAAATTTATAATTAATTCTTATAAACAATTAATTGATACTACTCAATTGGATATTAATGGTAATTCTAAAGCATGGACTATTGATAAAAAACTTAATGTTAATATATTATTATCACAAATAGAAGATATTGCCAAGAAAAATAGAAATGAAGCACAAAAACAATATAATCAATTGGGAGATAGTGAAAATATAATTAAAAAAGAAATAATTGATCTTAAAGAAAATGATAATGTATTAAAAGATTTACAAAAAGAAAAAATAGATGTTGGCATACAAAATATATGTAATTCTGAATATTCTGAATTTTATGATCAGATAACAGAATTAAATTATAAATTAGCATTAATAACACAACAAAAAAATAAAATTAAAAGTAATCTTATAAAATATGATAATGATATAATATCTATACAAAATTATAAAAAAGCAATAACATAAATAAAAAAATCAAGTAGTTATATTTTTATATTTTATGTGAATAAGGAGAATATATGAATAGATTAGAGGATATATTAACTCAAAATGAAATGATAAAAATAGAAAGTTATTTAAATTCTAATGATTATGGAAAAATTAATATAGCAAAAACTAAATTAGATAAGTTTATAAAAGACTATCTTATATATAGTAAAAATAAATATCAAATAAGAAAATTGGATGAAGCATTAAAATTTCTTCAAATTAAATATGATGATTTAATTAATAATGGTATAAACAATATAATATTAAAAAATATAATTGATAGATTTATAGAATATAAAGAAATACGAGAAAAAATAAAAAGTATGGATGATAATAATATAGAAAAAGATAGATTAATTAAAGTTTTAAATATTAGAGGATTGTGGGAGATAAAATAATTATGTCAAGTGATATAAAGTTTATTCAAAGTAAAAGTGGCACAAATTTTGGAGATTTTGCAGATATTGTTATAGAAAATTTTGATATAAAATTAATAGACAATAGAGAAAAAATACAACAACAAATAGTAAAATTTATATTAACAGAAAAAGGTTCTGTTCCGATGTTTCCATCATACGGAACTAATATTATGAATTTATTAAACAATAGAACCACTACATTAAATATAGATAGCATAAGAAATGATATATTATTTGCAATTAAATATATCAAGGACACTAATGAGTTAAATGGCGATGATTTAAATATTGATAATTTAATTAATCTTAATTTAGAAATAGTAAATGCTAGAGAATTGATTATTAATATTAATTTAAAATTAACTGACGGATCCACATTACAAATAATAGAAAAAGCAATGGGAAATTAATAATAAGGGAGAAAATAAACTATGAGTATAGAAGCCGTATATAATGAACTTAAAGCAAAATTATTATCTATAAGACGTGATATTGCTGTAAATCCAGGGGGAGTAGTAAGTGATACATTTTTAACGCCTACTTCATTTATAATAAATAAACAAAGGGTCGAATTAGGATATGGGGAAATATTACAAACATTATTTACTATACAATTATTATTACAAGATGAAGATGCATTACAAGAAATAGCAAATGTAGAATTAAAAAGTGTAGATGATGTAAAAGATGATGTTAGTAATTTTATTGACAAGATAGGATTAAATTATGGATTAAGTAGATTCCCTGCTACGTTTGCTACTGGTATAGTATATATGGGGCGTAATGAATTATTAACTGCAAATATTACAATACCTGCAAGTAATATAGTAAAAACTTTAGATAATAAAGAATATTCCGTTACATCTACTGTTATAATGACTTCTCCTGGTTCAGGATATTATGATGTAGATTATCACAGGTATTTAATTGCAGTTAATGTAGAGGCAACAACAGCAGGAACAGATGGCAATACTGTATCGGGAACTATTACGCAATTTGTTAATAATATTTCTGGATTAAATTATGTTACTAATAAAGATAGTATTACGTCTGGTCAAGATGAAGAAACTGATGATCAATTTATAGAAAGAATAAAAATAAAATTATCAGGTAATAATTTTGGATCTCTTGATGGTTATAAAAGTTTAATTATGGATAATTTTAGAACAATTAAAGATGTAATAGTAATACCTGCAGGAGATAGTTTAATGCTCAGAGATAACGGAAGTGGAGGTATGGTAGATATATATGTTTTAACGGATGATGTTTCTATAAGTATTGTATCATCTTTTCCTACAACAAATCATATTATTGATGGATCAGGTTATAGAGCAGTATATCTTCCTCTTGAACCTGTAGATGAAAATATCGTTATTACTGCACCTGCGACTGGTGTTTTGTATAAAGATACAGGTGAATTAAAAGGTAGTTATGCAGAAAAATCATTTGTATATTTTACATCTACTCCATCAGGATCATTTAATATAACATATAATTATTTTTCTATTATTAAACAAATACAAGATTTTATTAATTTATCACAATATGCCATTTTGGGAAATACCATAAAACAAAATAATTCTGTTGAAGATATTGCCTTGGTTAAGATGGCAATAAAAAAATTAGTTAATATATCTGCAACTATAACTATTTTGCCGGGATTTGATAGTGCAATAGTTATTGCAGATTGTGAAGATAATATAAATAATTATATAGCAGATTTAGGATTAGGAGATAATTTGGCACAATCAGATATAGTTGGTATATTAGAAACTACCGAAGGAGTAGACAATATAAATTTACCTCTTAATATTTTTAATTTTGTGGATGAAATAGAATCAGAAGTAGATGATTTAATTGTTGAAAAAAATGAATATATAAGGTTGGAATCTCTTCAAATAATAGTATAATAAATAAATAAAATAATATGAAAGGATTTAATTTTAAAAAAAATGGGTAATTTTATATGGAATGGAAAAAATAAAATATTTGATGATATCAAAAATTTATTGCCTACCGCCGTTATATATTATAAAGAAAGTAATATTATACCATACACAACCGAATTAACGCAAACTGGGCATGGATTATTAACTTATATAGAACATTTTGATATTTCATTATATCCTGTGGGTACAGATGTAGATATTTATATTAATGATAAAAAATATATAACTACAAAAATATTGCCTACTTCTTCAATATATTTAATATTAAATCCTCCTTATGGTAATTTTAAATTAAAAACAATTATTAATAATATTACTTATAGAGAAGAGCAATATATATCAACAAATTTATATACATTTTTTATGATATTATCCCAAATGTTTACTATAGATTATAGAAGATTATTAAATATATTTGGCAATTTATATGATAAATATTTACAAAATAATATGTTGTTTAATAAAATAGGATGGTATTATGATTTTGCATTGCCGTCTGGTTGGACTCACGAAGAATACAGAAAAATTTTAACAGGATATGATATAAACAATATATTGTCTTATGAACCCATGAATAAATTATTTTTAAATTCATTAACTTTATATTCTGTTAATGAATTATGCAGAAGTTTTACAGGAACATTTCCTATTATAGAAAGTCAAAGGGATGAAGATGGATGGGTAATTATTGATGATACTTTATTATCATCATCAGATATATTTTGGGTAGCAACATCGGGTTTAGATAAATATTATTTATGTGATGGTGTTACTGGCAACCTTAATATAGACGGAATAGATTATAATACATTGACTTTAAATTTAGAAATTAAAGGCGTAGCAATTAATGTTACATTTACACCAACTGCAACTGCTACTGATGTTATTAATCAAATAAATGCTGTTATATCGGCAACATCATTAGGATCAACTGTTGTTGCAGAAATTAAAACATATCCTCCTTATGATTATATACCTTCTACTACAACTTTAAAACAATATTTGCATTTTAATAATACATTAGAAACAGGAGAAGGATTATTCGAAGAAGGTGATTTTATAGTAATATCAGGTACAGCAATTGTGCCATTGGGATTGGAAGTAGGAGAATGGGGTATTGAAGAAGAAGGAATTGATTCCGATAAAATTATAACTTTATTTGATGATCAATATCATTACAATAAAATAAAAATAACAATTAAACAATCTTCTCATTTGATTACAGAAAATATTATTAAAGGACCAAATTTAGTTGTTGCAGGTAATGAAATGGACAAAATAAAACATAAATATGTAATAGAAACATCTACAATTGATCCTACACATGATTTTCCTGTTACAATAACAGTAGGAGCAACAACATATAATATTACAACAGATTATATATTATATACACCTGATAATATAAATTATTATATTAAGTGGGTAACTTTAACTCCACCTGCTTCTAATAGTTCATATACTATTAATTATTATTATATCATGCAAGAGGAAATAGGTAATTTATTAAATAAAATAATACCTCCATATTTATTAGTGGAATATGTATATGAAGAATAACAATATATAATAGTTATATTTTAGTATTTTATATGAAAGGACAGGGATTTATATAATGGCAATTAGCCAAGCACCATTAAATTTATATATTTGTAGACAAGGATCCGTTAATTACATAATTTGGGATCCTGTCAAAAAAGATATTAATAATGCCGACATTAATATTATTGGATATTATGTTTTAAAAACATCTAATCCTAATGAAACAGGATTTGTTAACTTGGCATTAGTTTCTTCTCAAAATCCATATTCTGAAACTGATGTAATGTATATTGATTATTCAAGTTCAGAAGATGCTTTATATAAAGTGTGTCCTACTGATGGCATAGATATTGGACAATGTTCTACATCTTTTGGAGTTGCAGGAGAAAATGATGGAGAAGAAATACCAGTGCCATTACCTGCTGTGTGGGATGGTATAACTGATAGAGATCTGTGGGATCTTGGATTTTGGGCCCCGTAATAAAAATATAACAGGAGAATATATATAAAATGAAAAAAAATAATAAAAATAATATATACGAAGAATTGGGTATTAAACTTGCACGTAATTTTTATGCATCTATACAATTAATAAATGACGATATTATGAAAAATCCTGATGTAAGTGATGATGCAAAAAAGGAATTATTTAGATATTCATTAACTAATTTTGACGATCTTGATGAATATGAAAAAAGATATATTGAAATTTCTGCTTCATGCGGTTTACAATCAGGAGTAGTGGTATTACAAACATTAATGTCTGTTGCAGAACAGCAAAAAGAAGATGAAGAAGAAGGAGAAAAATAATCATGCCAGGATTAAAAAATAATTTTGTTGCTTTAACTCCAATTTCCAGTTCAGAAATTAATAATAATTTTACGGTTATAAGTACGTGGGATATAAAAAATGATGATTTGTCAGCACAAGCAGATGGCGCAAATTTAATTTTTACAACAACATATACTTATGTTAGTGGATCATTAGAAGTGTTTGTTGATGGACTTTTGCAAAGATTGGGTAATACTTATGATTGGGAGGAAAGTGGAGCACAAACATTCACTTTCACCGCAGGAAACGCTCCGAGTGCTTTGCAAGATGTAATTTGTCATTATCGTAGAAGCGATATTTAAAAATAAATTTAATTTAACAGGAGAGTAATTTAAAAATGTCAAACAAATATAATTTTTTTAATAAAAAAAGGGTTTCTGTATCAGATATGAACGATGCGAATACATTTGTTGATATCAATAATATTAATCGCTTTGGTTCAATGTGGAGTAAAGGATTAATTAAAGAAAATAATATTGCTTTATCAGGTTCACAAACATTAATTTTAGGAACAATTGATCAAGGTGGTGGATCGTCTATAAAGAGAACACCTGCTAATTGGGCATTTTCTTTCGGGTCAACATCTGCAAAATTTAATATTGCCGTACCTGCGGCTACAGCAACACAATACTTTGGATTATTGGCATTAAATTCAACAGGTAATTTATTTGGTATAGTTGTAAATGAAAATTATAGAACAACACCTACTCAATTTCAAAGTAGAGGAAACTTAGATATTCCTCTTGATGCTTCACCAATAGTAGGACATGCTTATCATATTTGGGTATGCGAAAGAGATGTAAGGGATTCAAGTTATAATCGCGTAGATAAAAATGGAAATGTAAACTATCCTAAACAAATAAATGGATACGATATTGTAATAGTTGATAATTCATTTACAGCTCCAGTAGGAGATTATATAAAAATAGGTAGAATATTATATAATGGGGTTGGTATTAATCCCACATTTTTTTATGATGAACCAAGGATATATTCCGGAGTATTTCAACAAAATGTAAAAATAAAAATAGATAATACTAATGTTCCAACCACATATGCTAATAATGAGATTAAAAGTCTTGCAGATCACATAAATGCCATAGGAAATAATACAATTACTCCTATTAACCCTCATGGCACGTTAGCGGAAGATATAAATGCTCTTAATGGATTAAATTTAACCACAGAAGGTATGTTTAAAAATGGCATATTATTACCTGATACTTATGATGAATTATCAAATACTGCTTTGTTTCAAGTAACTTGCCATAATACATTAAGTGGAAGTTATATTAAATTATTATCAAATGTTTCAAATCCTAAATTTATAGTAAGAGGAAAATTATACGAAATATCTGATATAGTTGGATTCAATACAGTTATTGCAAATGCTGTGGTTACTAATGTAACTGCATCATATAATCAGGGATGGTATCCAATATATATTGACGTAACTACTGATGGTAATTATACATTAAATATTGGTGATGGAACATTTACACCAATCACATCAAATTTATTTTATCAAGCAGATAATGATGTTAATAAAATATATTTGGGATACGTATATGTATATAATGATGCCATAGATTTAGAATTAAGAAGATTTGAAAAAGATACTGCAACTGCCGCTAATAATCAAAATATATTATCTTTTTATACATGGGGATCTGTTAATCCCAAAGATATTTGCAAAAGTATAAATCAAGAATATATTAATCATAGTCAAAATATGGTTATGTATAATATGAGGAATGACGAATTAGGTAATCCTAACGGTATGAATTTACAAACAACAGCAGGAACAGGAACTATTGCAATGACTAAGGCAACTCCTGATGTTCCTGCCAATCTTAATATTACGGTTGTTACGATACCTTATACTGCACGTATGACTATAGCAACTTTACCTCAATCTGCAAGAGGATTAGATCAAAGAGATAATGTAAGACCAAGAATATATAGTGTATTATTTAATTATTCTAATGCTAATGATTATGATGATGTAAAAATATCATTAGATAATGGGTCAACATTTTATCATATACCTTTATTAACATCAGGACCGCATCAATTTAAATTAACTACATCTGCTTATCCTGCATCTATAATATTTGATTTTGTTCAAAATACAACTTCTGGAACATATAATAATTTTACATTATCTAATTTAGAATTAGTTGAAGGTATAAAATTATCGGATATACCTGTTGATTCTGTAATATACACTCCTCAAATAGCAATAAATACGAGTATATCACAAGCAGGAACAAATGTAGGAACATATACTACTCCTGAAAAACGTGTAACTAGAATAAATTTAGATAATTTATTGTTACAGGTTCCTATATCAACAAATTTAAAACAATCCCCAAGCACATATGGTCCTGCTCAATCACCATCAAATTTAACGGCAATGTTTAATGCTTTAAATTTTATGACAACAGTAACTACAAGTTTAAAAAATTTGGAAATTTGGATCATTCAATGTGCAATAGGTTGGAATGGATATGCTTATCAGACAAATATTGATACTTCAACATGGGGTATAGGAACAACATATAAATATATTTATTTAAATTTTCATGCTTTATCTGCAGGTGGAGATAGTCTTCTTGCAGGTATACAATTACCTACTATTAATACTTATTTAAGTACTCCTACAAATATTGCCTTAACTGCGGCTACAAGAAGAGATTATACAGATACTTATATACCTGTTAATGGTATTATTATAGTTCAAAAAATAATTTAATATATTTCTATAGTTTTAATAATAGGCACATCAGTAGTTAGAGACGATATATATCCTATCTCAATCTGAAACAAATTAATATTTCCTCCACTAAAGGTGTCAAATACAACAGTATTATCCACTAAAGAAACTAAATGTTCTTCATAAGTTATCCCATTTAGATTACAAATTGTTGCATTATTATAATCGGGATAATATTTAAATGTAACCTTAATATAATTTCCAGGGAAAGTTAAATTTATATTTGAACCTATAACATTTGTAATATTGACAATATAATTTCCTGTCATAGTATCTATTTTTCCATCCCCTATGGAATAAGTTATTCCATTATATATTAATTTTGCTTCATCCGTAGTGTCGGGTACTGTAGGGTTATTCTTGCATCCTGTAATTCCTATCAGTGCTATAACCATTACCATCATTGCAATCATTAATTTTTTCATTTTGTTTCTCCTTTTCCCTTTTGGGATTTTTCTTCATCTTCTTGATATAATTATACCATATAAACATATAAAAGTCAAGTATTATTTTATAAAATATAACTAAATTAGTAATATATAAAGTTAGTTATATTTTTATATTTTAATATAGAAGTATATATATATAATAAAATAAAATATAGAGGTATAAAACACTATGGCAAAACGTGTTCGCCAACCCGATTTAAATGATAATGTTATAGGGCCTGGGCAAGTAATAGATAAATCATTAACAATTGATGATTTAAAAACTGAAACGGATCTTGATGCCGTAACATCCGAGACAATTCCATATGAACGCACTAATCCTGCAATTTCAATTCATGATGTTGTAGATCCTCTTACTGCAAATACATTTAATCTTGTTGGAGAAGTATTTACTGCAACAGGTTTATCGGACACTTTTACTTTATCGGGAACAGTAGATACTACTGCAATATATTATGCAATAGTAAATGGACAATTTCAAAACTCAGCAGTAGATTTTTCATTAATTACAGGAGATACAGAAGTTCAATTTGCATATATCCCTGAAAATGGATTAAATATTAGAATATATTATAAACCTGTTTAATAAATAAAAATAAAATAAAAGGAATATATAAAAATCATGAATGATCAAGAATTAAAAGTAATAATAGACGTAAACAAATCATTGCAATCTCTTAACGATACTACCCAACAACTATATAAAATAATAGACAATCTTGTAACTACAATTCATGAAGGTAATACTATTGGTGAAATTACTTCATTAAAAATAGATGAAGTAAAAAAACAAATAGAAGATACTACAAATTTAACAGATGAAATAAAGAAAAAATTAGAAATGTTAACATTACAAATTGATTTTCGAGAAATGAATAATATTAAAAATAAAAAATTAAATGATAAATTAGAAAAAAAATTGGATAGAAAAAAATTTAGTTGGGGAGATTTTTGGGATGCTTTAAAATTATTTTTTCAAAATTCAAAATGGATATTTTTTATATTATTTATTATAGGATTAATAATATTAATTATTTTTGAAGTTATAAAACCCATAGATGCATGGAATTGGATTAAAAAGATTTTTACTCCGCAAGTATTATCAGCGGATTAAAAATATATAAAATTTATTAGTAGGGAGGATTTAAAATTTATCATGAATATGACGATCAGAGAGGTATGGGAAGAAGCACACAATAATTACTTGACGAGCGTAAATAATAACAAATTGTTTGAAAAAGTAAGAAAAAAAAGTGAAAAAATGGCAAGACAAATGATGAATAAATGTAAAAAAAAGAAAAATAGCAAATAATAAAATTAATTTAATGAGGCATATAAAATTATGAAAAAAATAATATTTTTATTTTTAATTATATTTTTAAATAGTGCACCTATTATAAAATCTCAAACAATTGTTGATTGGACGTTAGCAACTGGCAATGCACAATTTGGTGCAAGAGCATTGTTTGCTTATGCAGTTTATGATGATAAATTGTGGGTTATAGGTGGTAGAAATAATTTATTATCCCTAGTAGTAAAAAATGATGTATGGTATTCGGCAGATGGTGTAGATTGGGTATTGGCAACAGGTAACGCACAATTTGGTAATAGAGAAGGAGCAACATCGTTAAGTTTTGATAATAAAATATGGGTTATAGGAGGAATAGATACTGAACCTTATCCAAATACTTATTATAACGATGTATGGTATTCGGCAGATGGTGTAGATTGGGTATTGGCAACAGGTAACGCACAATTTCCTGCAAGGACTTATTTTGCCTCAACGGTATTTGACAATAAAATGTGGGTTATAGGAGGATTTAACGTTAATGTTGGTGGATATTTAAATGATGTATGGTATTCGGCAGATGGTGTAGATTGGTATCCTTCTACTCAGAACGCACAATTTCCTGCAAGAAGTTTTTCTTCAACTATTGTATATGACAACAAAATATGGATAGCATTTGGATCAAGTGCCTCTGGTTTTTTACACGATGTATGGTATACAAAGAATGGTTACGAATGGATTACAACAACAAGAAATGCGGAATTTGGAAAAAGAGATGCAGGTAATTTTATTAATATAAATAATAATAATTTATGTATAATTGCAGGTTATGGAGATGTAGGTGCAGAATTTGATGAAGTTATGGGAGATGTATGGTATTCAACAGGAGGACAAGTATGGACTAGTGGAGTTGAAGGTTATAAAAAAAGACAAGAAGGAGCAGCCTGTATATTTGACAATAATATTTATGTTTTTGGAGGATATAATAATGCAACAGACGAATTACTTAATGATGTATGGATAGGGTCTTTATCTACACCTGTGCCTACTCCAACTCCTTCTGTACAAGAATATACTGCATCCTTATGGTCAGCAAGGATATACGATATGTTAGGTAATACATTCATGGCAATGAGAAATTATTACGGTGCAGTAAGTGGTTCTGCAGGTTATGGTAATTTAACAGCGAACGAACAACAGAATATATTTTATAGAGCAGGATTGATGCTAATTAACAAATTCAAGAGTTTAACAGGATATACTAACACAGTCAAAACGATATCAAGGATATCTAATGTTAATGTTAAGGCAACAGCAGAAGCAAATTTTGTAGCGACCATGACACCTGTGTATACTTTATTGCCTGAGGCCAGCACACATTTGACCAGGGGTTTAAACGTAACAAAGGCTACTAAAAACGTAATAAAAATAAATCAAGGCATATCCTATATTAATTATGTCGCTACTTATGTAGCGAGTCATTAAAATATTTAAGGGAGATATTATTAAATGATAACGCGTATAATTCCTGATACAAGATTTTTAGAAATAATAAATAAATATAAAGAAAGAAAAGAAAAGACCGGATTATGTTTATTTGGTGGAGGTTTAAATGGACCTTTTCAATTTGGTGTTATATTATATTTATATGACATTGGATTATTAGATATAGTTGATGTAGTTGCAGGAACATCCGTAGGAGCAATAAATGCGGCGGAAACATGTAAAAATATAGAAGATGGATTAAAAATATGGGATACCATAAAAGTTAAAGATGATGTATATAAACGTGATACATCTTGGTATAATATATTATTTCAATTAACCGTAGGATCTGATAGCATATTGGATCCTAAGCCTTTATATGATAAATTTAAAAAAGAATTTGATGACAATACTATTTTGAAAAAAGATTTAATAACTACTGCAACCGATATAGGAGATGGTTTTGAGATTGATGGTGGTATTATAGATAATGCACCGTTTGATATATTGATTGACGAAAATTGTAAAAAAATAATATCTATTGCATGTTTCCCTGTTTTAAAAAAAGATATATTAAAAATATACCGTGGAGATAAAGATATTGTTAAAAGAATAATGAAATCATCTGCTTTGCCTGTATTATTCCCTGCAATAAATAATGAAGGTAAAAAATCTAAAATAATAGATGTAATTAAAAAATTATTGCCTACTTTATTAAATAGTGTAGAAGACAGATGTTATGAAATATTTGATTTAAAATTAAAGATTGCCAAATTAGAAGGTAATCCTATAGAACATTTAGAAATATGTCCAAATTCAGGAGAAATTACTCATGAATTAATGGATTGTGAACATGTTCAAGAAGATATGGAAAAAGGTTATGAAAAAGCAAAAAAAGAAATAACCCCTGAAGTTGTGGAAGAATTTTTAAAATAATTAAAAAATATATAATCATATATTATTAATTTTGGGATAGGGTAACTGCACTGTCGATATGATTATATATATGTAATGTGGAGATGAAATGAAAACGGAATTATATCAACGAACTAAAATACCCAAAAGAGATGTAATATATTGGTATTTTAAAAATAAACCAACTATTGAAGGTTTGAAAGATATTATAAAAGAATGGGAAATATATATAACAGAATTTAGTTATTTTTTACAACATGATCCAGTTGAACCAAGATATTTGAAAAATAAAATAAAAATATTTAAATATGAATTAAAAATCTTTAAAGAAAAACTTAAAAAATATACTTGACAATATTTATATTTATGATATAATATGTTTTAATATGACAAACATTATTAACAAAAACATATATAGTCGTAAACGTCCATCACATCCAGATGATTGTCAAACTAAATCTAAAAAATTTTTTAAACGCAAAGGTCGTAAGTCTGCCCGTCAATATCTTAAAAATTTATTAAATAAAAAAGGAGAGTGAAGCGAAATGAAAGAAACCAAAAGTTGTTTTATTTTGGAAGAAACAGATGGAGAAGAAGAAAAATTATCTAAAAAAGATTATTATACATTACACGGATATATACTTCATAAGAGTTGTATATTGGCATCTGCATTTAAAAAGGATATTAAAGAATCACGTAAAAATTTGGATGAATAATTTTTGTTTTATTTAATTTAGACTATTGACATTAAATCTATTCATGATATAATAAAAAAGAATTACGGGGCAAAAAGATTTATCAAATTTGTAAAACTTACCTAATTTCGTCATCAGGAAAAGAGTTGATGACGAGAACAGCAACGAGGACGATAAGACATGTCCTCGTTAATTTCATTAAGGATAATAAAAAACTCATATCAATTTTAAATGTATTTAAAATATAAAGTAATTAAGAACCAATAGATTTGAGTTTGTAATAAAATACGGAAAGATCATTACAGATTTTATAAAAACTTATAGTGAGAACGAAATTAAAAAGAAAGGAGGAATATATATTTTGATAAAAATTATAATTGATGTAGTTTGGACAAAAATATTTATAAATAATAATACTAATAATAATTATAATGTTATCGAAATTAAAAAGAATATATTGGAAAAATTTAGATTTCATCCCAATGGATATTTCTTTTCTAAAAGATATCGCAATATAATATTAGATGCTTATACTCCTATTGATGAAGATTATAAAAAAAATAATGGAGAAATTATACCTAAAGGGACTATATTAGATGAACCATATAGACAATGGGATGGTTATGTTAACTTAGTAATGGATAAACAATCTTTTATATTAACTTATACAGGTATGGTTCCAAAAATTATTAAATATTTTCAAGAAATGGGGTATGAATATCAGGTTATAAAAAATTATAATAACAACGTAGAAATCAAAGATATTGAATTAAAAGGTATAAATTTAAGATATTATCAAAAAGAAGCAGTAGATATTTTTAAGAAAAAGAAACGTGGGATATTACATATGGCCACTGGCAGTGGTAAAAGCATCTGTATGTATAAAATAACTGCTGATATAAAATTAAATACATTAATTATAGTTAATAGGGTAACTTTATTAAGACAATTATTGCGAGGATTTAAATCGTGTTTAAATTTAAAAAATAATGAAATTAATGTTATAAGTGGTGATGATAAATTTTATGATCCAAACAATCGTATAACTGTTGCGACATTTCAAAGTTTATTTGTGGAAGATAAAAATAAAAAAATAACATTAAAACATGAAGAAATTTTAAAGAGCGCAGAGATGTTGATATCTGATGAAGTACATCATGCATCCCTAAACGAGTTGGGTATGATATTAAAAAAATGTAAAAATTCAATTTATAGGTGTGGTTTAAGTGCCACTCCGAAAAGAGAAGATGGGTATGATGATATGTTAGAAGCACATATTGGACCAATTATATATCATAAAGGAATATCTGATCTTATAAGAGAAGGATATCTTTCAAAACCAAAAATATATATGATAAAATCTCCTTATTATCTTGATAAACCTTTAACTTATAAATCTGCATATAAACATATTGTGAAAGATGAAAATATAAATAAAACTATAGCAGAAATAGCATATAAATTTGCCAAAACAGGCAAATCAGTTTTAATATCATTTACACGCATTGAACATTTGAAAATAATATATAAGTTATTAGAAGAAATGAATAATCTAAATCTTACAATAAAAACTGTTATAGGAGAAGATACTGCTGATGAAAAAGAGGAGGCATTATTAAAATTAGATACTAAAGAATTTAATATTGTGTTATCTACTTTGTTTGGTGAAGGATGTGATATTCCTGGTTTAGATATATTATGTAATGTAAGAAATTCTAAATCATCGAATGATGTAATTCAACAAACTGGTAGGGCATTGAGAATGTCCGGCAATAAACGTCCTATAGTTATAGATTTTATGCTTTATAATACATTTAATGGCGAAAGAAATGAAAGTGATTTGTTAAATATCAATGATATTAATTTAATGGATGGTGAACAAATAGATAATGATGAAGATGTTGAAGTCAAAGATTATTTTAAAAGTTATTCTAAATTAAGATATAAATTTTATAAATCAGAACCTGAATTTGAAGTATATATAGTTGATAATATAAATGAAATAGAAGAAATTAAAAATTTATAAAAAATTTTTTAATTGACATCAAAAATTATAGTGATATAATTATATAAAATAATGTAGGAGGATATGAAATATATATGAGTGATTTTTCATTTATTTTTTATGAAGAAGATGGAATATTAAAATGTGTTAATGATGGTATTATGAACCCCGAAGATGTAATAGTATCAATATCTAAATATTCATATTTTTATGGCAAGAAAATTATAATAAATGACAATATATATGATTATAATGGTCCTAATGAGGATGATATAAAATTTGGGAAAGTATATAATGTTAAATTGTATCAAAGAATTATTTTAAATCCTATTCAAATTAATGTAGATGAAAAGAAAGAAAGTAAAAAGAATGCTAATTATTTTTTAGAATATTTTTTAAATATTTATCGTGATATTAATGGTTTTGAATATCCTATAGATACATCAAAAAAATTGGAATACAAGAAAAAAATTAGACAAAATATAATGGATAAATTTTACGAAGCAGATTTTTATGAAAAAGATATTATGAGATATATAAGACAACATGTATATTTTGGAAATTATAAAGGGGATATAATATATATTGATTATTTATTTAATAATAATGTAATAACAAATTATATAATGTATTTGAGGGGTATTAAAAAAATAACCGATCTTTGGCAAAAATTGGATATAAATATGAGTCCATTAGAAAAACGCAAGGTTAAATATTTAATGAATTTAAATAATATAGATACTTTATCAGAAGATGAACGTAAAGTATGTATAAAATTGTATAAAATATTTGATATAAATAAATTTAATGAATTGAAAAATAAATATGGGTTTGAAAATGGGTTTTATGCCAAGGCTAAAATATTTGAGATGATTATGACAGAAGAGTTAACACATAATATTGATGAATTATTAATAAAATGTGGACATGATAAAAAATATATGCAATATGAATATATTAAAGAACAATTGGAGGAAAATAAATGAAAATGAAAATGAATATGAAAATTATAAAAGAAATTTTATCATATGCAGATAGTGTAGAAAAATGTTCTGGAAATATAATAGATGAGTTTGATTTAGAAGTAAAAAATTTAAAAAATATAGAGGGATCTCCATATAATATATTTTCTGGGTTAAATGGGTATGTAACGTGGAAAACAAAAAATGGCAAAGAAATTACATGTAATGTTTCCGAGGGTATATAAATGGCGTTTAATATACCTGAAAAGATAGATAATAGGTTTTATTTGGATATGTTTATTACTGAAAATATTGCATTAAAATTTCAAAATGAATTGCCTTACAAAAATTGTGATTGTAAACATGGTCATGTAAATGAAGGGTACTGCCCAAAATGTACAAAACCATTTTTATTAAATGAAATATTTAGTATTCCTGCAAGATATAATACCAAATTTATATCCAAGAGTTTTATGGATAAAGTTGATGAATTAATGAATAAAAAATTTTTATTACTTAAAGGATCCGATTTTTATGCAAAATTAATATCATATTATATTGGAAAAAAATATGTGGAACGTAATAAAATGGTATATTACGTGGATACTAAAAAGTTTCAAAGTTATAATGATATTATTGAATTGAATGAAGAAACGCCAAAAGATTTTTTGGCGATGAGATTTGCAGAAGTTATAATATTTGATGATATAGCAGGTAAGGTATCTGATATTAATTATAAAATAATGTTATCTAAGCGTATGGATGAAAATTTACCCGTTATATTCATTAATGAACCAACGGTAGTATCTTTAAAAGATACAAGTGGAAATTTATTGGCAGATGTTTTTGAATATGAAGTTGATTCAATAGGAATTAAAATATAATAAAAGAGGAATAAATGACAATTATTGAAAAAATATTGTATTATTTATATAATGAATATTATCTTAAAATATTTATTGAAGAAAATTCAATACAATTATTTTATGATCCAAAATTTAAAAAATTTGCTAATTTGTTTGTGGAGTTTTATAAAAGATATGATAGTGTTCCTAATTTAGACGAATTTCAAAAATATGTGATATTAGAAGAAAATGCAGAAGAATTATGTATATGGTTTGTTAAATATGAAAAATTATATGTAACAGAAAATTATCAATTTCTTATTGATGAATTAAGAAATGAGTATAAATTAAAGGGATGGAAGTATATAGTAGAAACTGTTGATCCTAATAAAGTGGATTTAAAAGATATTGCTCATAGATTATTAAAAGCACAAGATAAAATAGAAATTAATTCAGAAACTAAAAAAGGATTTATATATGATGATTTAGATAAACGTATAAAACGTATTGATGAAGCATTTAAGTATTCAGGTATACCAACTGGTTTTGAACAATTTGATGAAATAACAGATGGTGGATGGAATAAAAAAGAATTATATTTATTTTTTGCTAAAAGTTCTGCAGGGAAAAGTACTATTCTGTTTAATATAGCATATGAACTTGTTAATAAAAATTATTGGGGTATATATTTTACACTTGAAATGCATAAAGAACAAATGGAACGTATATTTGATAGTAGATTGGGTAATATAAATAATAAATTAATTAAACACGGTAAAGTTGATATAGAATTTTATAAAGATATATTGGAAACTATTGCTAATAAGAAACCTCCATTATTTAATATTGAACATACCGGTGATACGGATATTGCTTATATTGAACGTGAAATAAAAGAATTTAAAAAAGAATTTCCATTGGATTTTATAGTAATTGATTATATTGGATGTATGGAAGAAAATAGCATAGATAATGATGCACAAAAATTAAAGTATATTACTAAAAAATTAAAAAATATTGCTAAGAAAGAAGATATAATGGTATTTACTGCCGAGCAGACTAATAGAGATGCTTATAAGGACGAAAAGGACGGAAAAGAAATAGGTATTGAACATATGGCACAATCATATTGGATAGCGGCATATTGTGATGTAATAGCATATATTCAAAAAATTAAATTAGAAAAAGACATTGTGGAAATTAAATTTATTAAAAATAGAGAAGGAAGAATAAGTGATTTTGCAAAAGGAGCAAGGTTTTCTATAGATTGGACCACAAAAAAGATGGAAGATTTAATACATCCCGAAGTGGATGCAAAATTTAGTCCTATATTAAAAGGACAAGAACAGGGAGATGGCAAGATATGAAAATTGAATTATTGGTAAAAGATGTTAAGGGAATATTTGAGGTAGCAGAAAGATTTGCAAGTAGTACAAACATAGATAATTATTACAATTATGCTTATATTGAAATAAATGATAAAAATAGTAGAGTCACAACCTCTAATGGAGATAATAGTTTTTCTGCTCCGTTCAGTATAGATAATGGTAATAATACATCTTCTCATATAGAAAAAGATAATTTTTTATTGCCCATTGGACATTTTATGAGATTATTAAAAGATTTACCACAAGATAATTTTATATTAGATATTGATAAAAATAGTATAAAAATGAAAGGTAAAAATTTTAAATATAGTTTGCCTGTTAAAATAGATAAGGATTTTACATTTTTTACTCCTATAGGTGAAGTATTAAATAGTATAAAATTAAAATCTAAAGATTTCGCAAAATCAATAGAAAAAGTAATATTTTGTGCAGCTAAAGATGTTAAAGAATTAAAAGATATATTTTTAAAATCAATATATATTAATATAAATAATGATGTAATAGATGTTATTGCCACAGATCGTCATCGTATGGCATATAAAATAAATAATATAGAAAAATTTAATAATAATAAGGATGATGCAAATACAAATATACTTTTGCCTTTAGATTTTGTTCAAAATATGTTACCATTATTGAAAAGTTATGAAGGCAATATAGAAATAAGAGTATATGATAATGTTATAAATATAATATTTAATAATGGATATAATTTGTATTCAAGAAAAATAGAGGTTGAAAAAATAATAAAATTAAATACCATGATATCTTTTGATATGAATAGTGTAGAAATTAATATTAATAAAAAAGAATTATCAGGAGCATTAAAAAGGGTAGCGGGATTATCAGAAATGAAAATAGTGGATTTAAAATTTGAAAAATCAAAACTTATTATACACGGTCGTGGAGCAGATTTAGGTGAAGGCGAAGAAATATTGGATATTATTAATAAAAATGATTTTGTTAAGAATGTTACTATTAATGCATTTTTTATTATTGATACATTAAGTCAGATGGATTCGGATGAAGTACAAATAAGATTAAACGAAATTGATAAAAAACCTATTGCGATAAAAGAATTTGGTGGAGATGATAATTATATAGTGTCATTGATGCCCACAAGGATCTAATGAAAAAAAAATATAATGCAAAAAATGAAATGTTATTTAATAGAGCAAAATCAGTGCCTATAATAGATATATTAAATCATTATGGTATTGATATAAAAAATAATAATAAAATAAATTGTTTATGGCATGATGATAGTTCTCCATCAGCACATATATATGAAGAAAGTAATGCAGGATATTGTTTCGGATGTTCAAAAGGATCATTCGATGGTATAGCAATAGTTATGAAAAAAGAAAATATAGATTTTTTTAATGCCATATTATTTTTAAATAATAATAATTTTATATTTAATGATAATTTTGTAATACAAAAGAAAAAAAATCTTGATATGTATTTTAATATGAATGATGAAATTAGAAAAATGATTATTAATGATAAAAATGTTGATATTAAAATTATTAAAAAATATGGTCAGTTGATGGATTATTTTTATGATAATCCAAAAGTTATATTAAGATTATATAGAAAAATGTTAGATATATTATATAGAAAAAATAAGGATAATGATTGTGTTAGCACAGGACATGAAATTATATAAAAAATATAAAATTAATGGGAATATATATAAGGCATTTCGCAAGGAAAAAGATCATTATATAATACAAGATATTAAAACAAAATTGTATCATAAAATATATTTTGATGTAAAGGTATATTCTTGTAAACATCAAGACTATAATTATAATAGATTAAATGGAAACGAAATATTAAATTTTGTTGATTATATAAAAAATAAAACAAGTTATTGGTATTTGGAAGATAAAAATTATATAAAATTTTTAAGAAATACAATTATTTATAAATTATTATATAGAGCGCAAAAAGTGATTGCGAGAAAACGTATAATAGGATTATATGGAGGGACAAGATATGCCAACAAATATTATGCGTATAAACTTAAAGATTTTATAGAGTGGTTTATGAAAAATGAAAAATGAAACTATATTATATAAAGATGCAATAGAAAAATTTATAAATAAATATTCTGAAAGGTTTATATGTTTTGTTCAAAATAAAAATAACCCTTATGTTAGTATGCAGGGCAAAAAATATAGAATAAAATTATTTTTTACAGGATCAATATATACTAATGGAAAATATTTAGATTATAAATTTAATGAGAAAAGGATAGTGGAAGAATTATTTTAAATTATTTTATATTGACATTAAAATTTAAAATGGTATAATATGAATATAAAATTAAAAAGGATAACAAAATGAAAAAAAATGAATTAAATAAAAAAGATATTAAAAAAATTGTTAAATTTTTTAAAGATTGGTTTAAATTTATATGCAAAAATTCAATGGAATATAAAGGGTTGCCAAGAAGACAAGATTTCAAAAATGTCAGTAAAATAAATGGCGAATTAACATTTGATGCAGATAAAGATATACACTTTTGTAATATTAAGGATAACAATAAATGATAATTGATGAAAATAAGAAAAAAATATTGGATGATAAGTTTGCAGAGTGTGATAATTATAACAATGATATAAAAGAAATGATAAATAAATTGGATATTAAAATATGCAATAAAAGATTTAATCCTCATACTAATATTAATAATATATCAGTTATGTATGATGTTATGGATGATATCCAAGAATGGAAAACTGAAATGGGTAAAATATATAAAGAAGCATTAAAATATAAAGAGATGACAGAATTATTGGAAGCAACTATTAATGAATTATATAATAATGAAGAAAAACAAAAATTAATAAGTGATGAATTAAAAAAGGCAATAACAGAACATGGATTTAAAAATATTGATGAAAAAAAAGCATGGATTAACAAAGAAATAAATAAAGAGTTTGATATTAATGAATATTTAAGTAAATCAAATAAGCATGGTATAAAGGCACAATATAAATTGAAACAAGTAGATAATATGTCTAATGTTATAGAAGGCCAGGAAGATAAATATAGCAGAAAAATATCATTGCTTCATGAAGAAATAGCATTGGGATTATTAAAACCTAATGATAGTAAAGGTGTCATATAATGAATTTTTTTAATTGGATGAGTCCAAATCCTAAAAAATCATTAAAAATATTTGATGATGTGTCATTAATGGAAGGTGAAATATTAAATATATATGGTGAACCATTTGTAGGTAAAACATTATTTACTTATTATATTATTAATAATAATCCTAATAAGGTCGTTATGTTATTTGATACAGAAAATTCATTATATCCCATGCTTACAGAAATATCTAAAAAGATCCCTGTAATATATTCTTTAATTAATGATTTAAAAAACATCAAAGATATAATATGGAAATTTATAAATAAAGTGGATTATTTTATAATAGATTCTATAACAGCTACAGATATAAATGATGAAATAAAATCTAATATATTGGTAAATATATTTAATATAATTGAAAATAATAATAAAAATTTAATATTGGTATCTCAAAATCGTCAAAATTGTAAGGGGCAAATGTTTTATGAAGATAAAAGAATATTGGATTATATGGCATATAAAGCAGAAGTTATGTCTACAATAGATGGTTGTATAATTAATAAAAAATATAAAATAAATAAAAATTTCCTTAAGGAGGAAAATTAAAATGGCAGATGAACAGTTAAGAGGTAGAGTAGCAGATGAAAAGGTAGGAGATAATAAGGATGATAATCCTACTTTGGAACCAGGATTATATGATGTAGAAGTAGTCGGAATAGAATATAAAACATCGTTGCCTTGGCAGAGTAAAAATGGTATTACTACAGGTTTGGAAATAAAGTTTAAATTTTTAGATATTGGAGGTCAAAAATATCCATGGGATACTACTAAACAAACGTATGAATGGGATAAAAATAAATCTATTGGTTTAAAAAGCAATTTATATAAAGCATTAACTGCTATCAATGGAGAAGAATTACCAAAGGATATAATATTTTCTTCATTTATAGGTAAAAAGTGTATAGTGGATATAATTAATAAAGTATCTCCTAAAAATGGAAAAACATATTCTAATGTTAAAGATGTAAAAAGGATGAGAAAAACTTCGACAACAACTAATACTGCTACCACTGTTTCAAGTGATCCTGTTATTAAACAAAATCAAGTACAAACAACAACACAACAATCTGCAAAAGAAGAAGTGAAAAAAGTAGAAACTGTTGTTAATAAAAATCCTGCAAAGGATGATTTTGATTTTTAAAAATGAATAAAAAAGATAATATAAAAAATCTCAATATTCATGTAAATATTATTCATGAAAAATGGTATGGTAAGAATAAAATTGACGAAGTTCATTGTAGTGGATCATTACATGAAATATTAGATAATGCCAAAGAAATAAAAGACAGTATAAAAGAAAAAGATAAAAATATTGAATTTGAATAAAGTGGAGGATATTTAAATAATGATTAAAGTTATGGAAGCGCCAAATAAGGATAAGGTAGATGGGTTTAAAGTATTTATTGCAGGAGGTATTACAAATTGTCCGGATTGGCAAAGTTTTATAATTGAAAAATTAAAAACGCATGATAAGGATATAAAAGAAAATATAATATTATTTAATCCAAGACGTAAAAACTTTCCTATTCATGATCCAAATGCCGCTAATGAACAAATAAAATGGGAGTATGATAGATTAAAAGAATCAGACATGATAATATTTTGGTTTAGTAAAGGGTCATTAAATCCTATAGTATTATATGAATTGGGTAGATGGGGTAATAGTAGTGATATTCCTATAATTATTGGAATAGATGATGGATATGAAAGAAAACAAGATGTAGAAATACAAACTAAATTATCAAGACCTGATGTTGATATAGTATATAATTTAGATGATATGACAAATTATATGATTGATATATTTAAAAATATATAAGGAGATAAAAAATGGCAAAAGAAGGTAATGAAGCAATTAAAGAAAATCGTATGAATGTTAAATTATCAGTGGAGAAAAAATTTAATGTTGCTCAGTGGGAATATGAAACTTATAAAATTGAATTAGAAGCACCTTATGAAGCAATGATGGAAGCAAAAGATATGGTAAGATTATTGTTACCTGTAGTAAGAAATATGAGAGTGGTAACAGTCAAGGCATACAAGGGAGAAAAACCTGATGATAATATAACTACCGTGCCCCAACAAGAAATAAAGAAAGAGGCAGAAAGCAATAAGGGAAATGAATTATAATGGTTAAAAATAATAAAAATATATTGAAATGGGAAGGAAACGAAAGTAAAAAAGAAATTAAATTAGATGTTCAGGATATGGATGAAATTGTAGTATGGAATATAGGTGATATAAAAAATAATTTTATTCCATGTGAGGATGATTTAAAAAAATTTGAAGAATTTATAATTAAAGCTACAGAACTATTACCATGCAGTATATTTGTTCCTGATTTTGTGTCTGTTAAAAAAATAAAAATTAAACCTAATACTAAGCATGTAGTTGTTTCAGAAAGTGTAAAAATAGAAGAAAAGACAATAAAAGAAATACAAAAGGAATTAAATTTGAGCAGAAGAGATATGCTTCCCAAAGATATTACCACAATAGTAAAGTGGGTTAAAAAGTTGTCTGTGCCAGAGGCAGAAATATTGTTAAAGAAAATATTTAAAAAATAAAATTTAAATATTAAAAAATATAAAATTGGAGATAATTTTATAAAATGAGCACAATATTCATATCGGACATGCATATAGATGCACGATTAGGCAATATTAAAACACGTGATTTATTAGTTAATAAATTGCCTAAATTAATTGATTTAATTAATAAACAGGATAAATGCGTATTTATGGGGGATTATTTTAATCCTGCAAATCCTGATAATAGTAATAGGGAATTTTTTGCAGAAATATTAAATAAAATTAATGTTCCCGTAATAATGGTAATAGGTAATCATGATAGGGATAAAAATGGCAGAAATTCATTATCAGCATATAAACCGTTATTAAACAAAAACATTAATATTGTTGAAGATTATTATGAAGAAGATAATTATTGTTATATATCATATTCATTAGATATTGAACATATTATAAATATAATCAATAATACTAAATGTAAGTATATAGTAGGACATTTTAGTTTTGAATATGAAAGTCATGGAAAAATTATGAAAGGGGAGTTAATTGGTAATGGTAATGAATTTAAAGATAAAATATTTTTATTAGCGCATATTCATAAATCACAGGATAAAGGTAATGTTTATTACTTGGGAGCAATGTGTCCATCCAAACTGGATGAAATAGATTATAATTTTAGATTATTAATTATGAAAGATAATGACATAATGGAATGGAAAAATATAAAGTATGATCTTAATAATATAATATCCAACAATGTTGATGATATATTGAAAAATGGTAATGAAAATAGTAAAGTAGTTATAGAAGTTAATAGTATTGAAGAAAAGAATAAAATATTGGCACAATTAAAGGATAAAAAGTTATTAGATTTAAAATTTAAGATAAAAAATACAGGGATAGATATATCTACATTAAAAATTGAGGAAATGGTAAAAGAATATTTAAAAATTCAGGGCAGAGAAGATTTATTTGATAAAGTTATGTCATATATACCGGAGGATAGGAAATGAAAAAGGATAAGGGTACTAAAGATTGGTATATTAATTTTATATTTGATATTGTTTATTTTTGGTGTAATTTATTTAAAATAAAATATTATCTTACTACTGATTGTAAAGAAGGAACATTATATGAAACAAATGTAAATGGATATCAAAATATTATGCAAAATATAAAATGGTGTGATTTTAAAAAGGAAAAAATATAAATGCAATGTTCTCATTGTGGTTTTAAAAGTAATGATATTAAAGATTTTTGGACAAGACAATATGATAACTCTAATGAAATAGAGGAATATGTATGTAAAGATAAATGTGCAGATAAATATGTTTTCAATATGGAAATTTGTATGACAAATGAACAATTTAATAAAGTTTTAAATAAATATTAGGGGTTTATATAAATGAAAAACAAAATATATTGCAAAACATGTAAATATTTAAATTGTTTTATTTTTCCCACTGAATGTATGTGCGAAAATGCATGGCAAATTATACAAAGTTCCGATAATCCATATAAACCAATTGGCAAATATGAAATTGACGATTGGATGGATAAAAGAATAATAGAAAATAAAATAATTAATATACAATTAAAAGATCCTTCATTATTAAATAAGTATAATGATTGTAAATTTTTTGAGGCAAACAAATGAACCTAAAAAAATTAATTGCTCGTAATGTATTTAAATATGATAATATTGATATAGAATTTAATAACGAAACTAATCTTATATTGGCGTATACTAAGGATGTAAGAATAAATGAAAAGGGTGAAAAGGAAGAATTTGATAATTATGATAAGAGTAATGGGGTGGGCAAGTCTGCAATTATAGAATTAATAATGTTTGGGTTATTTGGGAAAACGTTAAGGGGGGCAGATGAAATATCTAAATATCATTCGGGTAAATTTTATGTAGAATTACATTTTGATGATAAAATTATTGTTAGAACACAGAAGGGTATAGAAATAAAAATAGAAGGCAGGGAAGACAAATTATTATATAAGAAGACAGATGGCCAAAAAGTAATAGATGAAATGATTAAAATAAATCAAGAAATGTTAGTTTATACTAATGTCTTTTCGCCAAATAATAACTTTTTTTTATTAGATGATGGAAAGAAAAAAGATATATTGATGCAATTGATTAATGTTGATTATATAGATGATGTTTATGAAAAAGTAAAAAATGATTTAGATAATATAAAAGATAAAAGATTAGATAATATGATAGGAATAATAGAAGAAGAAATAAAAAATATTGATAAAGCAAAAATATCGGAAGAAAATGCAAGAAAAGAATTAGAAAAGGTTCAGAAATATGAACAGGGCATAAGGGATTATCAGACATTTAAAAAACAATTGGATAAGGAAATTAAAGATTATAAGGATTTATATGGCAATGTTAATTATATGTTTAATAAGTTAACTAATTTAAAGGAAAAAATAAAAAATACTACATATGAAGATGTAGAAGCATTACGTAATAAATTAACGGATATTAAGTCTAATCGTAATAATATTAATAATAAAATTTTAGATATTAATGATATTGTAAGAAAAGTATCTACTACATCAGAGTGTCCTATATTTTTTGAGATAAACAATGAAGGCAAAAAGGTTAATTCTCCATGCGATAAATTATTGAATAAAGAATATAAAGATAATTTAATAAAAAAATACAAAGAAGATTTAGTAGAATTAAATAATAAAGTAATTGAATATAATAAAGAAATATCGGATATAGAAAAAATAATAAATATAAATACTGATATAAAAGAAGAACTGGATCAAGCAAAAGCAGATTTTTCTTCGGGCAAAGATTCTTATTATAAAGATAAAGAAAAAATAGAAAAGAACAAAATATCTTTAAAAGAATTTGTTAGTAAAAATAAAGAATTATTTAAATATAAGAGTGTCAAAGTATCATTACAAGATATACGTCTTAAACAAATAGATCATGCAAATGCATTAGCGTTACATAAGCAATTAGTGGATAAACAGGAAAAATTAAATGAATATAAAGTTAAAAACGAAAAGATTAAAAAGGATATATCAGATTTAGAAATTATAAAAGGATTGTTTGGTAAAGGAGGGTTAAAACAACATGCTGTTTCCAAAGTTATATCCTTTTTAGAGAACGAAATAAACATAATGCTTATGAATAGATTTGATGATATTAATATAAAAATATCCACCAATTTTGAGATGGGGAAAAGAAATACGCTCAAAATTGACGTGATAAGGTTAGGAAATGTTGTAAGTTTTGATGAGTTTTCCGCAGGGGAAAAAAGGTTCTTTGAAATTATATTCCAAATTGGATTATATAAATTATTTAAAATATTCTCTAATCAAACATTCAATGTTATGTTCTTTGACGAAGCATTAGATGCTGTTGATGTCCATAATTCATCTCTCATGGTAGATATATTAAAATTAATTGAGGACGAGGATAAAACAGTATATGTGGTTACTCACAAAGATTATATTAAACAATATTTTGATAAATTTTTAATAATAGGGTCAGATATTGATAGTAAAAATTCGTGGGTGGAGGATTAAAAATTCTTGACATAAAAATTAAGCATGATATAATGTTTAATATAAATTAAAAACAAAGGAGAATTTATAAAATATGGATAAAAAAGAATCTATTACTTATGAAATGTTAGAAAAGCAGTTAAATACCTTAATAGCATTATTGGACAGATATGAAGGAGATGATGCGTGTTTATTTGCAGAGAGAGTATGTTTTGAAGTAGTAAATTCAACATGTAATTCATTTTATGAAGGAATGGGTATATTTCAGGAAGCGGGATTACAATATAAAAGGGTGGTTGAAGAAGTAGATGCAGAACATGAAGATGACGAAGATTATATGTGTGATGATTGTAAACGTAAGTTAGAAGAACAAGAAAAAAGTGACGAAGAAGAAGATAATGATCCTCAAAATGGTAATCCTCATAATAACAATGGCGGTAAAGACAAAAGGGGAATAAATTAAAAAAATGTTAAATAATAAAAAAGATGATATAAAAAAAATATTGGAAAAAATAGGAAATAGGACTAAAGATGAATTTGAAATCCTTATTAAATATGCTATAGATAATAAAAGTAATAATAATATATTTAATAAAGGTATTATATATCATGATTATAAACAATATAATAATGAATATAATAAATGTAAAGAATTTATAAAATATAATATAACGTTGCATAAATCTAAAAGGGTGGTAAGAGATACAAGCACATTTAGGATACCTGATGAACATATAGGGAAAGAATTAATGGGAGAGGAAGCATACGAGGAATATAAGAAAAAAATGGAATTGTTAAAAGTTAATTCAAAAACTATTTCTGTTAAAATGGATACCGTAGAATATGAGTGCCCAATAACCATATACATGAATTATGATACAGGATTATATAGTGCTACTTTTGAAATATATAAAAACTTTTTATTTAATAATGACAAGTTGTATTCGTTTAATAAAATTGCAACATTTTTAGGATATGAATTGAACATAATTGATCGTGGTTCAAAAATGCATAAAGATATATATTTGGTGTTTATTAAAAATTATAATGAAATGGATTATGTTAATATTAATGATATGTTAAATAAACCTAATACTGAAATTGAAAAAAAAATATATGACAATAAAAAATTATTAAAAATAGATGATATAAAAAAAGATATAGAAAATGGTGCTCGAAAAATAGTGGAATTTTCTAATATTATTGAAGATAGTGTTAATCAAATAATACCCAAAGGATCTGACGGTAAAGGATATTTGGATAAATAAAGGAGTAAAATAAATTATGTGGATATACGGAATATGTTGGTTGCCTGATAATTTTATAATACAACATAATATTTGTGATGCCCAATTAGAAGTATTAGATGGCAAAGAAATATGCAAATTGCGAATTCCCGTAAATTTAACTGATAATGCGGAAAGTATAAAAAAAGCAGTAGATGGTATAAAAAATATGGGGTTAGAATTAAACGAAAAAGAAGGCAAAACATATACGGAAGGAAATAAGGGTTATATATCATGGGAATATTATTATGAAAATAAAAAAATATAAGAGGATAAAGTATGAAGTGTCCATGGTGTAATGGCGAAGGTGGAGAGGTTGATGTAATATTGGATGATGGTACTGGACCGTTTGAAATGTGTGGGTTATGTGTGGGTAAAGGTGATGTAAATTTATATCATTGGATATTAGGTCATTATTGGAATATTGAATCATGGTTAAAATATCCACATTCAAGAGAAATAAAAAAATATTGGTTTAGTAAATTATTATGTTTATTGGGACTTCATACGTGGTATAAGCATTTTGAAATGAAAGAATATAAATGTTATATATGCGGTAAAGAACAAAAAGAAATATATAAAATAAATAAAAATATTAATAAATATATAAAATCTCAATTTTAAAAAGGATAAAGGTGAATAAAAATGGGTAATAAAAATTATGTATTAGCGAATGATGAATTTATGCCTTTGTTAGAGCAAATATTTAAGGAAAATTTAAAAAAAGCAGAGGAAGGCAAAGAACATTTACCAATTAATGTTGAACCCAAACGTATAATATGTTTAAGAATGACATCAGGTGGTGGTAAAAAATATGCTTATATTAGACCAATTAAAGGTGAATATAGATTACTTACTGAGGCACGATATTTTTTAGTTGTTTGTAATGATCAATATGATACTATTGAAGTATCAAAAAGAGAAGAATTGCAGAAATGGATTATAGTTCATGAATATTGTCACTGTTGGTGGAATGAAGAAAATCAAGATTATGAAACAAGGGATCATGATACAAAAGATTTTTCGTTTCTTTTAAATGATGCAAATCCAAATTTAAAATTAGTTGAAAATCTTGAATATAAAAAAATAGATAAAGATGAGAGTGTGGTGTGAAACGTAATATGAATATTGATGAATTATCTAAAGAAATACATAAAAATGCTATAGAACATGGATTTTGGGATTGTATGTTTTGTAATGGTGCAGGAACTATAAATGAAATAAATGGAGTACCCATACCTCCTATAGAATGTATTGTATGTAATGGAACAGATATATATCGTAATGATGGTGAGTGTATTGCTTTAATGCATTGTTATTCAGATGATACAGATATATTGACTGAAAATGGATGGGTATCTTTAAAATATTTAGTTAATAATAAAAAACAATATAAAGTAGCGACTTTAAATATTAAGAGTGGTTTTGTTGAATATCAAAATATAATAAAGTTTCATAAATATAAATATAATGGCAAAATGGTAAATATAGGTGGAAAATATAGATGCACTGATATTTTAGTAACACCCAATCATAATATTTTAAATTCTCCGATGAAAAGTAATAATTGGAGGTTAACAGAAGCTAATAAATTATCTAAAAATGTAAAGTTGCGGAGAGATTTTAATTATATAAATAATTTGCCTGATGTTGAGTGGTTTTATTTGCCATCAATAGAAAAATATAAAAATAATAATACTTGTTATAATATTGGAATTAAAAAAATAAAAATGAATGATTGGTTAGGATTTTTTGGGATATGGATTGCAGAAGGGTCGGCTTTTTGTAATAAAAATAAAAAAAATTACACAGTTAATATAAAGCAAACTAAGCAAAATGGTAAGGTTTTTATTAGAAAAATTTTAAAAAAATGTGGTTTTAAATTTTATGAACAACCTACAGGAGATTTTATAATAAGTAACAAACAACTATATATGTATTTAAGTCAATTTGGTCATTCGTGGCAAAAATATATTCCAATTGAATTAAAAAAATTAAATAAAAGACAACTTGGTATTTTAATAAACGCAATGATTTTGGGGGATGGGCATATATATAGAAAATCATATAAGGATTATAATACTAATTCTTTATATTTGAGAGATGATGTGCAAGAAATTGCTTTAAAATTAGGGTATTGTTCTTCTTATACTATATGTAAAAAAGAAAAAAAATTAAATGTTTATAAAGTAAGTTTTTCAGTTAATAAGAAATATCCAAGACAAAATAATGGTTGTAATTCTTATAAATTAATAGATTATGATGGGTTTGTTTATTGTGTTAGTGTGGATAATAAAACTGTAATGGTCAGGCGTAATGGTAAAACTTGTTGGTGCGGAAATAGCGAGTTGTCAGAAGCATTGGAAGAATTAAGAAAAAATTATCAAGCAAGAGAAATATCCACGTTTAAAGAAATAATGCCAAATAATGCATATTATATGGGTGGAGAAAATGGTATTAAACCTGAAGGATGGTTAGTAGAATTAGCGGATTGTGTAATACGTATATTAGATTTTGTAAGATCAAAGGACATTAATAATTTTGAAGAAATAATATTAAAGAAAATGGAATATAACAGAGAACGTCCATATAAACATAATAAAAAATTTTAAAATAAAAAGGAACATATGAATAAATTTGTATCGCTTCATAATCATGATTGTTATTCAATAAAAGATGCCATAGGTTATCCCATTGATTATCTTAAAAAAGCGAAAGAAATGGGTGCTATTGCTTTTGCACAGACAAATCATGGTAATATGAGTGGTTGTTTTGATTTTTATGATAGTGCAAATAAAGTAGGTATTAAACCTATAATTGGTATTGAGGCATATTTTGTTGAAGATAAAAATATAAAGGATAAAGATAAAGAAAATAAACAACATATAATATTACTTGCTAAAAATTTACAAGGTTATAAATCATTATTAAAAGCACAATATAGTTCTTGTGCTACCGGTTTTTATTATAAACCAAGAATAGACTGGACAGATCTTCAAGAAATGAAAGGAAACGTTATTTGCTCATCTGCATGTTCTGGTGGTATAATTGCAAAAAATTTAGATAATATAAATTTAGATAATATTATTGGAAAATTATTAGATATATTTGGGAAGGATGATTTTTATTTTGAATATGTAGCATTGGAACGCATTAAACATTATGGCCCAATTTGGCAACGAATGAATGAAATTTCCGACAGGTATGGAATCAAAAAAATTATAACATGTGATACTCATTATTTGCATAAATCAGATTGGAAGATACAGGAAATGTTACATAACGTTGAACGTAAAACTACTATTGAAGATTTAAAGGTTAAGGAAGAAACAGGCAAGGGCAAGGGATGGATTATGCATGATAAAGATTTATATTTAAAGAATTATGATGAAATTATGAATATTATGAAAAATGTATTTGCGGAATCACAAGTCGCACAGTTTTTGGATAATACAAATGAAATTAATAGTAAAATAGAAAAATATGATATATATCCAAAGGGTTATGTGTATCCAAAAATTCAATGTGATGAAAACGAAATGAAGAAAAAAATAAAAGAAAATTTATATAAAAAGTGCGACATTAATGATAATAATATTAAAATTTATCAGGATAGAATAAAAGAAGAATGGTCAGTTATAAAATCAACAGGATTTGTTGAGTATTTTTATATAGTTGCAGATATTATTGATTGGTGCAAGAAAAACAATATAACGACAGGAACATCTAGGGGATCAGTAGGAGGAAGTCTTATAGCATATCTTTTGGACATTATAGAATTAGATGCAGTAAAAAATGATTTATCCTTCAGTAGGTTCATGTCATCAGAAAGGATAAAGCAGCCTGACATTGATAATGATATTCAAAAATCTAAACGTCAACAGGTATTAGCATATATACAAAAATATGGTGAACAGAATGTATCTCAAATAGGAGCATATAGCACCTATACTTATAAAAATGCTTTTTCTGATGTTGCAAGAGTGTTTGGGATCGAAGCAAAAGAAGCGTTTAGTATAACAAAAATAATGAAGGATGGAGAGCAAGTTAATATTGAACAAATTTTATCAATAGTGTGCCAGGGTATAAATGGTAATGCCACAGAAGATGAAAAAAAATATAAAGAAAAAGTAAAAGAAAAATACACAAAAATATTGGATATATCCAAACATATGAACGGATTGATAAGACATTTTTCAAGACATGCCGCTGGAGTTGTAATATTAGATAAACCAATATACGAGTATGTCCCAGTAATATATGCTGATGGAGACGTAATATCTGCTATTGATGGGGATACATTAACTGCTAAAGGTTTTTTGAAAATTGATATATTGGGATTAGATGCATTAGATATAATTAGTGATACATTAAATTTTATTAAGAGTTACGAAAATATAAATATTAATCTTAATAAAATAGATTTGACTGACGATAATGTTATAAAAATGTTTAGAAACAAAGATACGGACAATATATTCCAATTTGATACAAGGGCAATGCAGGGCGGTCCTTATGTAACAAAAAGTGGATATAAAGGAATAGATAAAGGGTTATTAAGTCGTATAGAACCTACATCATTTGAGCATTTAGTTCATTTAAATGCAATCAATAGACCTGGCCCACTTTCAATAAAAATGGA